CTGCGATGGGTCCGCTAAGAGCCGCCCTAGGTCCAGTTGGAAAAGCGGCTTCAGGATTTGCAACACCATTAGGTATGGCACTTACAACACCATTAAACGTAGCTAGTCAAATTAGACAAGGAGATTCTTTAGAAGATATAGCAACTAATCCATTAAATTATTTAGGCCCTGCATTTGCAGGAACCTTAACAAAAGAAGCTACAAGAGGAATGAATCCTCAAGGTATTTTAGCAAAAGGATTGAGACTAGGAATGAGCCCTGCAGCAGTTAGAGGAGTTTCTAAATTTTTTGGATTACCAGGTCTGGCATTGAGTTTAGGTTATGAGGGTTATGATCAATACAAAAAATATCAAGAAGGGGAAGGGTTCTTATATAACCTTTTAAATAAAGATGAGTAAAACCAACAAAACTCTTGTTGTAAATATGCAACACGTTAAGACTGATTTGATTCCACCTCGAAGTGGACCTAACCCACAAGGCTTGAATGTTCCTACAAAACAAGTTAAAACAATCAAGAACTCGGAGAAAATAAATGGCAGACGACAATATAGATAAAGCTCTTCCTAATGTAGAGCAAACAATAAAAGTTCCGGGCGAAGAAGAAATTGCAGCAGCAGAGACAGAAGTTACAGAAGATAGAGTACCTTCTCCTGATGATATTGAGGTAACTCAAACTGAAGACGGTGGTGCTGAAATTAATTTTGAGCCAGGTGCAGTTAATCAAGCGGGCACAGGTGCACACTTTGATAACTTAGCTGATTTATTACCAGAAGATGTTTTAGGTCCTTTAGCATCAACACTTTACGAAAATTATATGCAGTACAAACAGTCTAGAAAAGACTGGGAAGATTCTTATGTCAAAGGATTAGATTTATTAGGATTTAAATACGAAAACCCAACACAACCGTTTCAAGGCGCTTCAGGTGCAACGCATCCTGTTCTTGCAGAAGCGGTAACACAGTTTCAAGCACAAGCTTACAAAGAATTACTTCCCGCAACAGGACCTGTACATACACAGATTATGGGAAAACCTGACAGAGCAAAAGAAGAGCAATCTGCGAGAGTAAAAGATTTCATGAACTATCAGCTCATGGATAAGATGAAGGAGTATGAACCCGAGTTCGATCAAATGCTTTTTTATCTCCCTCTAAGTGGCTCTACTTTTAAAAAAGTTTATTACGATGAGCTTTTAGGTAGAGCCGTTTCTAAATTCGTACCGGCTGACGATTTAATTGTGCCATACACAGCATCATCATTAGAAGATGCAGAAGCTGTATGTCATACATTAAAAATGTCAGAGAACGATTTAAGAAAACAACAAGTATCAGGTTTCTATAGAGATATAGAAATTAAACCTGGTTATGATCAAGAAACAGAAGTAGAGAAAAAAGAAAGAGAATTAGAAGGTGTTACAAAAACAAAACAAGAAGATGTTTTCTCTATTGTAGAATGTCATTTAGATTTAGATCTAGAAGGATTTGAAGATATAGGCGAAGACGGTGAACCAACAGGAATTAAATTACCGTACATTGTAACATTAGAAATGGGATCTAAAGAGATCCTTTCAATAAGAAGAAACTACAAAGCAGAAGATCCTTTAAGAAAAAAAATTGAATACTTTGTTCATTTTAAATTTTTACCAGGATTAGGTTTTTATGGTTTTGGTTTAATACACATGATTGGTGGTTTATCAAGAACTGCCACAACAGCTCTAAGACAATTATTAGATGCAGGTACTTTAAGCAACTTACCTGCAGGATTTAAACAGCGTGGTATCAGGGTAAGAGACGAAGCACAGTCTATACAACCTGGCGAATTCAGAGATGTCGATGCACCTGGTGGAAACATCAGAGATGCGTTTATGCCTTTGCCATTTAAAGAACCATCACAGACTTTATTGTCGTTGATGGGTATAGTGGTACAAGCAGGACAACGATTTGCCGCCATAGCTGACATGCAAGTCGGTGACGGCAACCAGCAGGCAGCTGTTGGAACGACTATTGCCCTCTTAGAGCGAGGCTCCAGGGTCATGTCAGCCATACATAAGAGATTGTATGTGGCGATGAAACAAGAATTTCAGTTATTAGCAGGAATTTTTAAAACTTATTTACCACCTGAGTATCCGTATGATGTAGTTGGAGGTCAAAGAAACATAAAAGTTGCAGACTTTGACGACAAAGTAGATATTTTACCAGTTGCTGACCCAAATATTTTTTCACAAGCGCAAAGAATTACGATGGCGCAAACAGAATTACAACTTGCACAGTCAAATCCGCAAATTCATAACCTATACGAAGCGTACAGAGCTATGTATACAGCGATTGGAGTAAGAGATATTGATAAAATCTTGCCTCCGCCGCAACAACCTGCGCCAATGGACCCTGCACAAGAGAATATTTTAGCTATGACAGGCAAACCTTTCCAAGCTTTTAAAGGTCAAGACCACGCAGCGCACATAACTTCGCATTTAAACTTTATGTCAACGAATATTGCACGAAATAATCCAATGATTTTAGGTGCGTTAGAAAAAAACATCTTTGAACACATAAGTTTAATGGCACAAGAGCAAATTGAAGTAGAATTTAGAGAAGAAATTGCAAAAATTGCACAAATACAACAAGCTATGCAACAAATGATGATGCAAGGACCACAAATGCAACAATCACCACAAGTTATGCAGATGCAACAGCAATTACTAAGCATGAGCTTAGCTATGGAGTCTAGAAAAGCAAAATTAATTGCAGAAATGACACAAGAATTCATGGAAGAAGAAAATAAGATTATGGGACAATTAGGAAATGACCCAATTGCTAAATTAAAAGCAAGAGAGCTTGATCTTAAAGCTATGGACGACAGAAGAAAAGAAACAGAAGGTCAGGAAAAGATTAATTTAGACAGAATGAAGGCTATGATGAATCAGTCTCAATTTGATGATAAATTAACTCAAAACGAAGAATTAGCTAACTTAAGAGCTGATACATCGCTAGAAAAGACCCAAATGGGTATTGACGCAAAGATAGAAAATGATAGGTTTAAACAGAGAGATGTAAGAATCTTGAAAGGACCTAGAAGATAGTATACAAAGGAGTCATTATGACAAAAATAACAAAAGACAAAGGCATTAACAAAGACGGATTCCCTAAAGGTGGTGTTGAGATTGGTGATTCTGTTAGTGAAACTATTACTGATCCAAGATCAGAAATACAAACTAACGAATACAGAGTCTATAACAAGATCTACAAAGGAACTACTGTAGAAGTTCAAGGAAGACGTAGAATGCTAAAAGACAAGAAGAAGACAGCTACTTGGTTCTAATATGGCTTGGTTTAGTTTAGCAAAGATTGCAATGCAAGCTGGCGCTAAGATCTATTCTAATCGCCAGAAGACAAAGATGGCTATGTCTGATGCACAATTAATGCATGCAGAAAAGATGGCCCGAGGTGAAGAATCTTACCAAGGCAAACTTCTTGAAGCCCGTCAAAACGACTATAAGGACGAATTTGTACTCATAATCATATCGGCGCCCATCGTGGTGTTAATGTGGGCAGTGATGTCAGACGATCCGACTGCTATGCAGAAGGTAAAATTGTTCTTCGAATACTTTCATGAGCTTCCGAAATGGTTCACTAATTTATGGGTGCTTGTAGTTGCGAGTATTTTTGGTATAAAGGGTACACAAATTTTCCGTAACGGAAAAAAATAAGGAGATAAAAAATGAGACAAAACGGTCAAAGATCAAATGTTAGATTTCCATACGGAAGTGAAGGCATGAAAAAAGGTGGTCGTGTTAAAAAACAAGGCTACAAAGATAGAAAAGATGAATCGATCGCTATGAGAATCAAAAAGAAAAGAACTAAGAAACAACTTAGAGCTTCTGCTAATGAGTCTTATGGTAAGTTTGGTTCTAAAGCAAAGAAGTCCGGTAAAATAAATAGATAATGAAAAACTGGATTAAGAAAATAATTGAAAAAATTTTTGGAAAAAGATGTGAATGCAAAAACAAAGAAGTGCATCACCCAATGATTTGTGTAGATTGCGGTAAAGTATACTAAAGGAGAAAAAAGATGAAGAAACAAATACCAGCAGGTAAAAAAGGAAAAGGCTTAAGAGCCTTGAAAAAGAAAGCCCCACACGTCGCTAAAGCAATGGGCTATAAAAAAGGCGGCAAAGCAAGAAGGAGAAAATAATGAAAAAAGGTTATCACAAAACAAAAGACGGTAGAACAGTAAAGAAAGGTCTTTACTACTACATGAACAAAAGAAAAAAAGCTGGAACTAGCAGAAAAGGTACAGGTACTGTATCTGCTAAAGCTTTAAAAAGATCGGCTAAAACTGCAAAGAAAGCGTAATGGCTGAGAATCCTATATCTAGGAATAAGAAAAACTATCGTTCGACGAAGTCGGGCGCGGGCATGACAAGAGCCGGTGTCGCTGCCTACAGAAGAGCAAATCCCGGTTCTAAATTAAAAACAGCCGTGACTGGAAAAGTGAAGAAAGGGTCAAAAGCTGCTAACAGAAGAAAGTCATATTGTGCTAGATCACTAGGGCAATTGAAAAGATCATCTGCTAAAACGCGTAACGATCCCAATTCACGAATCCGTCAGGCAAGAAGGAGATGGAAATGCTAAAGAAAAAAAGAGCAATTAAAAAAGTGATAAAGGGTTTAGGCAAAGCAGTCAAAGCTCACACAAAACAAAAGAAAATGTTACAAGGAGCTTTACGTGAAAAAGGCAATACTAAAAGCTCTAGAAGATAAATACAACGCAGATATATCTGAAGCTGACGCTACACTTAAGATATACTTTGAACATCCTGTTGGTATTGGAGAACATCCACAACATATACAGGAATGTGATAAGTTAATTGCAAAGATAGCTGAAGCAGAAGATAAGTTGGAAATATTAAAGGAGTTTGAATAATGGAAGACTTTACGTATTTAGACAAAGTAAGAAAAATAATTAAGATGAGACACGATGATATTGTGTCAGCCATGGCTTCGGGCGGGGTTGACAATATGGAGAAATATCAATATATGTTAGGACAGATACGAACGTATCAATATTTAAGTCAGGAAATATCCAGCCTGCTAGAAAAAAAGGAGCAAAAAGACAATGAAGGAACAGTCATCAACATCAACTCAAAAACCAAAGATTGAGTTACCAAATAAAAAGTTAGTAGGATTACAAACTCCTGCAGAACCAAGAAAACAACAAGATTTAAAATCAGATTCAGCTAAATTACCTAAACCTACGGGTTGGAGAATTTTAGTTCTACCGTTTAAACAAGCGGAAAAAACTAAAGGCGGGTTAATTTTAGCAGAAGACACCATCGAAAGATCACAGGTTGCATCTACATGTGGTTTAGTATTGGACATGGGTCCTCATTGTTACGACAAAGAGAGATACCCAGAAGGTCCTTGGTGCAAGAAAGGTGATTGGATTATCTTTGCAAGATATGCCGGATCACGTATCAAAATAGATGGGGGTGAGATAAGACTTCTCAACGACGATGAGATCTTAGCGACCGTGGAAAACCCTGAAGATATATTCCACGAATTTTAATAACCATAGGAGGAAACTATGCCAAAAGATAACGAACCGAAAGTAGTGGAACTTGATGATAGTGGGCCAGGTGCTCAAATCACATTTCCCGAAGAAAAAAAACAAGAAGAAAAGGAGTCAAATGAAACAATTGTTGAAACTATTGAAAACGATAGTAAGCCCGATAACACATCTGAGGAATCTGCTGAGCCAGTGGATGTTCGAGATGAGCCGAAGCAGGAACTTAAAGAAGGCGGCGAAGCTGAGAAAGAAACTGTGGCAGAAGGGAGTGATAAACAATCAGATAACTCTAAAGCAGTTGAAGAGTATAGCGAAGGTGTTAAGAAAAGAATAGCCAAGCTAACTAAAAAAATGAGAGAAGCTGAAAGGCAGAGAGAAGAAGCCCTTCAGTATGCTAGACGTGTTACAGCAGAAAAAAATGAGTTAGGTAAAACTGCTACAAGTTTAGATAAAAATTACACTGCAGAAATGGAAGGAAGAATTGCTTCTTCTATTGCAGCGGCTCAATCTAAATTAGCCATTGCAAGAGAACAAGGCGATGCAAAAGCTGAAGTTGAAGCTTTGACATCTATTTCTCAATTAGGGTACGAACAAGGTAAACTTGCTGAAATTAAAAGCAAACAAGCTATGGAAGAAAAGGAAGCAAAAGCTAAACCTACCCTTCCTACACAACCTGTTCAACAAACCCCACCACCTGATCCTAAAGCTGAAGCATGGGCTGAAAAGAACGAGTGGTTTGGTAAAGATAGTGCAATGACTTACACTGCATTTGATTTACATAGACAAATTACCGAAGAAGACGGAGTAGATCCTAAATCTGATGAATATTATCAAGAAATAGATAAAAGAATTAGGTTGGAATTTCCGCATAAATTTGGTAAGACTAAGGCAGAACCGACTAGCAAACCTACACAAAACGTTGCCTCTGCAACGCGTAGTTCAAAGGCCGGCCGCAAATCTGTGAGACTCACATCTACACAGGTCGCAATAGCGAAAAAACTAGGTGTGCCATTAGAAGAGTATGCAAAACAATTAATCACGAAGGAGGTATAAGCATATGACAAATAAACAACCAACTCGTGCGAGCCAAGTGCAAAGTGATTCAACAAAAGTTAAATCACAGGCAGCTAAGGTAAAACCAAAAGCAGCTTTAAAACCTTGGACTCCACCATCGTACTTAGATACGCCCAACGCGCCAAACGGATACCGACACAGATGGGTCAGGATTGAAACTTTGGGAGTTCCCGACACTAAGAACATACAAGGTCGCTTAAGGACTGGTTATGAATTAGTAAGAGTCGATGAATATCCTAACGATGATTTCCCAGCTATCGCGGATGGCAAATACGCTGGAGTAATAGGTCACGGAGGCCTTGTGCTGACAAGGGTACCAGAAGAGATCGCGCGTCAAAGGGAAGAGTATTATAGACAACAAGCTCAAGACCAAGTTGATGCAACTGATAACGATCTACTGAAGGAACAGGATAATAGGATGCCTATCGATATTGATAGAACATCTCGTACCTTCGGTGGCAAACGATAGTTAAAAGAATTTAACGATCCGAACCAACGAATTAACGTTAACCGTAAAACTGCGGATAGTAGTTTTACATAAGGAGAAAAAATATGGCAAACTCAAGTGCTGTAGGTTTCGGATTGAGACCTATTAGAAAAGTTGGTCAGAACGATAACAACAACGGATTATCTGAGTACTCGTGTAACAGTACTGCAGCTGCGTTTCAGAATGATGGGATGGAAGCCCAAGCAACTGGAACTGTAGGAACTGCAGCAACTGGAGACACTTTAATCGGAAGTCTGAATGGAGTTTTCTTCACTGATGCAACGACAAGTAAACCAACGTTTGCAAACAATTTAGCAGCTGGTAATGCAGCTACTGACATTGTTGCATTCATAAACGATGATCCTTACCAAATGTTTGAAATTAGATCAGACAACACTGGTGCCTCAGCGGCAACAGATGTCTTTAATAATGCAGACATGACAGTAGTAGCAGGTGATGCGACGACTAACGGACTTTCAAAAAGTACGCTTAAAGATAGCACACTGACTGGTGGTGGTACTGGATCGGCGCAATTAAGAGTGTTAGGCGTATCAAGAGACCCGGAAAACAACGACTTAACGTCGGCTAATGTAGTCTGGAGAGTTATGATCAACGAACATTTCTTAAAAGCGACAGCTAGTATATAATAGGAGGTATTTAATACTATGGCAATATCACGTAATCAACTAGTTAAAGAACTAGAGCCTGGTCTAAATGCACTATTTGGACTAGAATATAAACAGTATGAAAATCAGGCAGCTGAAATTTATACTACTGAGTCATCTGACAGAGCTTTTGAAGAAGAAGTTATGTTGTCAGGTTTCGCACAAGCAAGAGTAAAACCAGAAGGATCTGGAGTAGCTTTTGATAATGCGCAAGAAACTTTCACAGCTAGATACACTAACGAGACAATCGCTCTCGCTTTTGCTATCACTGAGGAAGCTATTGAAGATAACCTGTATGACAGACTTGCTTCTAGATACACAAAAGCATTGGCAAGATCTATGGCGAGCACGAAAAACGTTAAAGGTGCATCTACGCTTAACAACGGACAACCTGGTGGAACATTCACTTCAGGTGACGGCGTAACACTTTTCAACACAGCTCACCCAACTATTGCTGGAACTTTCAGCAATACACTTGCTACAGCGGCAGATTTAAACGAAACTTCATTAGAACAAGCATTGATCGATATCAACGCTTTCACTGATGAAAGAGGTTTAAAAATTGCAGCGAAAGGAGTAAAAATGATTATTCCTTCTGCTCTGCAATTCGTTGCTGAGAGATTGATGAAATCTCAAGGTAGAACGTCTACAGCTGACAATGATATCAACGCAATCAGATCTATGGGTATGATTCCTCAAGGATACAGAGTGAACAACTACCTAACAGATGCTGACGCGTTCTTTATCGTTACAGATGTACCTAACGGTATGAAGCATTTCAACAGAGCACCTCTTACAACTAAAATGGAAGGGGACTTTGATACTGGTAATGTTAGATACAAAGCTAGAGAAAGATACGTATTTGGCGTATCTGACCCTAGAGGTATCTTCTCATCTCCAGGTGCTTAATTCTTAAATTAAGTAATTTATGGGGCCGGACACAATTCGGCCCCATTTTTTTTGCAACTTATAAAAACTATGGAAAAACCCTACAAAATCAAAATTAGAGCATATGGATACTGGACAGAGTTTGATGTCAAAGCTACTGGTGAAGGCAAACCATTAGAAGATGCTATAGTTGACAAACT